GTCCCCAGGGAAATGACTTCGACAAGAGCCTCATCTACTTCAATGAGGAGGGTCCCGTCAATGAGTGGTGGTTGGCCTTTCAGGTCGCTACCACAAAGGGACTGGACAAAGCAACAATGGAGGATCGAATCAACTGGACTCGATCAAACCATGAGATGATCAGCAGAATCGCTGAGGATCCAGAGGGGTCAATCTCCGAATGGTCAAAGGCTGAGGAACCATGGTGTTTCTTGGCTGCTGTCCTTGAGTATCACCAGTGTGTGATCACAAAGGAAAAGACAACCTCTGGTCTTCCTGTGTCTGTTGATGCTACTTGCTCTGGTCTCCAACACTTGTCAGCCCTTGCGCTTGATAAGACAGCTGCTCAGATGGTCAATGTGGTCCCCACCCAAAAGCCGTCTGATGGGTATGCTATCGTTGCTGAGAAGGCCAAAGAGGTCCTTCCAACTCATCTCCACCACCTGATGAACCGTAAACTAACCAAGCGCACCGTCATGACCACTCCTTATGGGGTCACAGAGGGAAGCGCAAGGGACTACATCCGACAGGAACTCAAAGGGGTGGAGCTTGAGAAGGGTGAACTCCAGGCCATCGTCAAGGCCGTCTATCGGTACGCAGTGAGGAAGGTCTTTGCCGGTCCTTGTGCGTCGATGGAGTTCATCCAAAGGGTTGCTGGTCAGAAGATGAAGGAAGGAAACACCACCATTGAGTGGGTCACCCCTTCTGGATTCACCGTGGTCCAAGAGTATCGGAAGACGGAACTAAAGCCCGTCCAGACGCGTCTTCTTGGTCAACGGGTTCAGACCTGGCTCAACAAGGAATGGGAGGATCGAGCAGTTGACACCAACAAGGCCCGAACTGCTTCTAGTCCCAACCTGATCCACAGCCTTGATGCTGCCCTTCTACATCTGGTCTTTGCTGACTGGACCAAGCCCTTTACGGTCATCCACGACTGTATTCTTGGCAGGTCCTGCGACATGGAACAGATGGCCACTGCCATACGAGACAAGTTCGTTGAGATCTATTCAAGGCCGATCCTGAAAGAGTGGTCGGAATCACTTGGAGTAGAGTTTGACGAAAGTGTTATGCAAAACACCCTGGACATCAATGATGTTCAGAACTCCGCTTACTTCTTTTGCTAAACATGGATCAATCAACTCCTATTCAAGAAAACATCAACGAAGCCATTGAGCTGACTGGATTCAACCCCCATGTTGTTGAGTTTCTCTATGCGGAATATGAAGAGAACAAGTCCTGCGATGACCAACACTTCTTTGAGTATCTTGGTGAGCTTCTGGGTGATGCTGCTTTTGTGATCGCTGCTTCCAAGGGTCTTGGTGTTAATGGTTGTCTGGCTGCCTATGAGGTTGGCTACGACATCGTCAACGAAGGCTTTGCTGAAGAGGATCTGGAAAGCCTGATCGATAACATTGAGCTTGAGGGTCTTCCTTCCACCGAAGACTGATCCACAACTCGTTAATGTCCCATCGCTATTTACTTGTGTCTGAAGGCCGTTTCATCATCACCACAACGCTTGAAGGTTACATCAATGCGTTGAAGCCTGCTGGAAAGTTCAACAACTGTACCATCAGCTTCCGCATCTCTGAAGAGGACCTGCCTAAGTTCGACAAAGCATTTCAAAAGGGTGTTGCCCTGAAGAAGAGCGAACTTGGAGGAAAGCGTTGCCTGGAAGAGCTTCCCAAGTGGGACGAGGAGGGACTTGTTAAGTACTCCTACGGTGGAGATGCTTCGTCTCCTATGTTCCCCTGGGTGGACACCGATGGCGTACCCATTGATCTTGAAACACAGATCTGGAAGGGTACGGTTGTCAAACTAATCATTGATCTTCGCCCCTACGCTTTTGGCACTAAGGTTGGATGTTCCCTCAAGGTACGAGGGGCTCAAATTCTCAAGTTGGTTAGCTCTGGAGGCTCTGACAGCGGCGGGCTGGATGAAGCTAAAGTGGCAGCTCTCTTTGGCAAGACGGATGGATTCAAGACTGATAGCCCTGCTTTTGAACCCTCCGAAGACCCAGGTCCTGGCCCCTCTGATTACGAAGACGACGATCTTCCATTCTGATGCCAAAGTACCGGAGCCGACTTGAAGAGAGGCTAGCCCGGTGGCTCGAACTTAACGGACAGTCGTTTGAGTATGAGACACTCCGTCTCAATTACACCGTTTCAGCTGTGTATACCCCAGACTTTATCTTGCCGAATGGTATTATCCTTGAGGCCAAGGGCTACTTCAAGCCTGAGGATCGAAGGAAGATGCTTGCCGTCAAGAAACAGAACCCCGATCGGGACATTCGTCTGGTGTTCCAAGCCCCATACAATACGCTCACAAAGACCAGCAAGACTACCTACGCTCAGTGGGCAGAGAAGCACGGGTTTTTGTGGGCCCCTTCCTACGACCTTCCCATCGAATGGTTCGACAGCATGACTCCGAATCAGAGTTCGTGAGGCATGAGCCCTGTTCAGTTTGCGGGAGTAGCGATGCCAATGGCCTCTACACTGATGGTCATTCATATTGCTTCTCCTGCGGTCACTGGGACGCCGGCTCAGACAATCCAATCACCCGCCCCCACAGCAGTCGTCGCATCATGGAACTTACTGGGGACATCGTTCCCCTTCGGACCAGAAACCTCCTTGAAGAAACCTGTCGCAAATTCAACGTTCGCCTTGATAGGGATTCGAAGGTTATTCAGTTTCCCTACTACTCACAATCTGGACAGCTCATTGCGTATAAAGCTCGTGATGTTGAAAAGGATTTTCGGTGGGTAGGAAAGAACGAAGACCACACTCTCTTTGGACAACAACTCTGGGGACAGGGTAAGTCCATTGTTATCACAGAGGGTGAGTTCGATTGTCTCAGTGTCTTTCAGGTCCGCAACAGCTGGCCGGTGGTCTCCGTCCCCAATGGAGCCCAGGGCGCCAAGCGTGCCCTCCAGCACCAGCTCAAGTGGCTGATGGGGTTCGAGGAGATCATCCTCCTCTTTGACAATGATGATGCCGGTATCCAAGCAGCACAAGACTGTGCGAGTCTCTTTCCACATGATCGGCTCTTCATTGCCAGAACCAGCCCCTACAAGGATGCCAACGAGGCCCTGATTGCAAAGGACAACGACGCCATCAGGCAGGCCCTCTGGAACAAGAAACCCTACTCACCAAAGACCGTCATTGATGGGCGTGAACTTTTCGATCTGGCCACTCGTCCCCTTCATGGTAGAGACGCTGACTGGCCTTTCGCTGATCTCAACTCCATCACCGGAGGACTTCGCAGAGGCGAGCTGGTTACGGTTACTGCCGGATCAGGAGTTGGTAAGTCCACATTCTGTGGAGAGGTAGCCCAGAGGTTGGTTGACCAGGATCAAAGCGTGGGCTATATTGCCCTGGAAGAGAGTCTCCAACGGACTGCTCTTCGCTTGATGTCCGTCAAGGCCAACCGACCCCTTCACCTCAACAATGAACTTCCAACAGATGATCTCAAGGCAGCGTTCGAAGCATCGCTCGGTACCGGTAGGGTTTATCTGCGAGATGGTTTTGGTTCTGTGGACCCTGATGCAATTCTTTCCGACTGTCGATTCATGGCACTCGCCAAGGAGGTTGGGTGGATCATCCTCGATCACCTCTCAATCTTGATGAGTGGCAATGATTCCCATGATGAAAGGAAGCTGATTGACTTAACGATGACCAAGCTCCGTTCCTTTGTGGAGGAGACAGGCATTGGTATGATTCTAATCAGTCACCTCAAGCGTCCACAAAACGACAAGGGTCACGAAGATGGAGCACAGGTCAGCCTTGGTCACCTTCGTGGATCACATAGCATCGTGCAACTTTCTGACATGGTGATTGCTCTTGAGCGTAACCTATCAGCAGGAGATAGCACATCCAACATAAGAGTTCTGAAGAATCGATTCAACGGCAAGACTGGTCCTGCTGGTGCCGTATCCTTTGATGGCAACACCGGAAGGATGATTGAAACCACCATCACTCAACTAACCAAGTCCCCCTCTAACGTTCCTGATGACTACTCTGACTTCTAATGATCTTTGTTCCTGCGGTTCTGAATCCTTTTTCTACTCTGAGGAGTATCCGCAAGGCTACTTTTGTACGGAGTGTGGAAAGCCCGACGCCGCCACGCAAATTGCCCTTGAAGCCGAACAGCCTGGATTCTGGTCATGATTGATTATTCCACCAAGGTCAACATTTCTATTTCTCAGAAGCATGGGCTTGATGACTATCCTGACCATGACTTCACCCTTTCCTTTGATGCTGCCGACTTTACTGTCATACAGTGGTTCAATGTGTTTGAAAAGATTCTGACTTATGTAGGATTCTCAGAGAAAACCATCGTTAATGGAGCAACAGGGCTTGCCTTTAATGAAACACGCAGCCATAAGGACATGAAGTCCGCCTTTGATAGCTTCGAACTATCAGACTTCACCACCACCATTGACGAGAACGTACATGAGGCTCCTTTTTGACATTGAAACAAATGGACTTCCTCGGCAAGGGTTGAGTCACATCCACTGTATTGTTGCCAAAGATCTTGATACCAATCAGGTCTTTCGATACAACGATACCGGAGCATCAGAGTCCGTCACTACTGGAGTTACCCTCCTGGAAGAAGCGGATGAGCTGATTGGACACAACATCGTTGGCTTTGACATCCCAGTCATTCAAGGCCTCTACCCATTCTTCAACCCTAGAGGATTGGTGCGAGATACCTTGATTATGAGTCGGATGTTCTTTCCGGACATTCTTTCCAGAGACTTCCGCAAGAAGCCGATCGGAATGCCGAGCAAGTTGTTTGGCAGACACTCTCTTGAATCCTGGGGCTATCGCCTCGGTGATTACAAGGGTCAGTTCGCCAAGACAACGGACTGGTCAGAATGGTCAAAGGAGATGGAGGACTACTGCGAACAGGATGTCCACGTTTGCATGACCCTGTTTCAGTTGTTCTCTGATAAGCTGAACAAGTTCGAAGATTCCATTCAACTGGAACACGACGTGGCAGCCATCATGGCCAAGCAGGAAACCTCTGGATGGCCCTTTGATGTCAAGAAGGCGCAGCAACTAGAGTCCGTTCTCAGAACAGAAATGGACCAGCTTGCTGATCAGATGCGTGCCACCTTCCCTTATGTGGATGGAGGACAGATGACTCCTAAGCGTCCCAACGCGACACGGGGGTACATCAAGGACGCACCATTTACAAAGCTCAAGGAGTTCAATCCCACAAGCCGCGACCACATCGGCTGGGCCTTCATGACCTGGAGGGACTGGAAGCCTGAGGTATTCACCGACACCGGACGACCAAAGATCGATGAAGGAATTCTACAATCCATCGGAACAATGGAGGCCGATACATTTGGACGGATCTTGGAACTTCAAAAAGCTTTGGGTCAACTCAGTGACGGAGCCAATGCGTGGCTTAAGATGGTTACCAAGGATGGTCGCATACACCATACCTGCCAACTTGCCACGAACACAGGACGGAATGCCCACAGTCGTCCTAACCTTGGCCAGACTTCCTCTGATCCTCGTTGCCGCGAGTTGTTTGGCCCTGGCAAAGGTATGCGTCAGGTTGGTGCTGATGCTTCTGGACTTGAGCTGCGTATGCTTGGCCACTATCTTGCTTTTTATGACGCAGGTGCCTTCGCAGATGTTGTTGTCAATGGAGACATTCATCAACAGAATGCTGATCGGGTTGGCTGCTCCAGAAAGGATGTCAAGACCCTGACCTACGCCTTCATCTACGGAGCATCTGATCGAAAGATCGGGGCATCCTTGGATAAGTCCCTGGATGAAAAGAAGGCTGCTCTGCTCGGTAAGGACATCCGCAAGAAGTTTCTTGAGGCCATTCCTGGTCTTGATCAACTCCTCAAGGCAGTCAATAAGAGGGCAGAATCAGATGTCCTCAGGGGTCTTGATGGTCGTCCCATCCGCCTCCAAGGAAAGAAACACGCAGCCCTCAACTACCTACTTCAATCAGCTGGTGCCATTGTTTGCAAGAGATGGAACGCCATTGCTTATCAACAAATGGTACATCAACTTGGCTACAAATGGGACATTGACTTCCAATGGCTCGGATGGATCCACGACGAAATACAGCTTGCTGTTCAACCACACCTAGTTAATGATGCCAAGTTCCAACTCGAATGGTCGATCGTCCAAGCGGGGGAATACTACAAACTCCGCGTCCCCCTCGCGTCTGAAGCAAAAGAAGGAGCTTCGTGGGCAGAATGTCACTGATACCCATCTTAGGGTTGATGCTGACTTCTTTGCCTATCGAGCCTGCCAATCAGCAGAGATCGAGTTGGATTGGGGTGATGATCTGATCACCATTGCCAGCAACTTCCGGATCGTTCTTGAGATCTTTGAGGGTGAGCTTGACAACCTCCGAAAGCGGTTCGACAGCGATCACATCACCCTTTACTTCTCCGACACCAAGAACTTCCGTAAGAGCCTGTCTCCTGACTACAAGGGTAAGAGAACCAAGCGCAAACCGGTAGGATACAAACGCCTGCTGGAATGGTGCGCCAAGCATTACAAAACTGTTCGTTACCCTAATCTGGAGGCTGATGATGCTCTTGGTCTGGAGTGTCACCTTGATCCTTCTGACTTTATTCTGGTCAGCCCGGATAAAGACATGAAGCAGATCTCCTGCCGCCTCTTCAATGGGGACAGCGAGGTCAATGTGACCCCAGAGGAAGCTGACTACTGGTTCTGGACCCAGTGCCTGACTGGAGACCCAGTGGATGGCTACAAAGGAGTGCCAGGCGTTGGTTCCGTGGGGGCCAAGAAGATCCTTGACAAGGCCCAAGATCCATGGGATGCTGTGGTCACTGCCTACGAAAAGGCAGGACTCACCGAGGAGGACGCCCTACTCAACGCTCGTCTGGCTAGGATCCTTCGTCCGGGCGAATACAACTCAACCACGAAGGAACCCATCCTATGGACGCCACACGTTTCACCTTTGGACTAGAGATCAGTCTGGTCCTTATTGTTCTCTACTTTTTGGATAGAAACCTTTTCCATTATGTGGACCTACTACTTCGAAGCTCAAGAACCGCAATCAGTCTACAAGTCTATAAGAGAGTTCTTGGATTCCGACTGTGGCTCGACCGACAAGCCCTCAACCGTAGAGGACCCGTGGGCCGAATCTGGAACGCCTACTCCCTCTGGAAAATCCGAACCAACCCAGCCTACAAAGAGTTCTTCCAACCCCGTGACTAAGTATTCCCCCTCTCACTATCAGCGTGGCAAGGTTCAGGTTTGGGACTTCATCAGTGACCAGAAGCTGGACTTCCTTTGTGGCAATGTTGTCAAGTATGTTTGCCGAGCAGGGCACAAGGATTATGAGTCAGAGCTGGATGATCTGCTGAAGGCAAAGGCCTACATCGAAAAGAAGATTGCTCAAGTCTCTGAGGGTCGCAATCGATGATCAGCCCATCACTACTCCAGCAGGCCATCACCTTCCGACAGGCGATGGAGCAACCGATCAACACTCTGGATGAGAATGTCCACGAGCTTCAAGCCCGGCTAATTGATGAGGAATACAATGAGTGGCACTATGCTTTTGATGATGAGCATGGTGATACACCTATTACGGACCAATTAAAGGAGCTGGCAGACCTCGTGTTCGTCTGCTACCAATACGCAGCCGCTCGTGGCTGGGACCTGGACACCGCTATGAGAAGGGTGTTCGAATCAAACATGAGCAAACTGGTCGATGGGAAGCCCCAACGTCGAGCAGATGGTAAAGTGATGAAGGGGCCCAACTACCAACCACCCATTCTTGACGACCTCGTATGACCAGCTACGCTGACCTGGGAGACCTCCCTAACACCATCGCCCGGACCGGCCGCGTTCAATCGTGGATCGACAATCCGGAGTCTCGCCTTCCCGTCAGTTGCACCGTGTTTGTCGTTGAAGACAGCATGGAGGGACCCGAAGGCATTGAAGCCTCTTGGCGCTTTGTCTCACACGCTCTCCGTAACGGTGCTGGAGTTGCTGTTCACCTTTCCAAGCTTCGTCCGCAGGGCGCTGATAATGGGCGTGGTCTTACTGCGTCTGGCCCTGTTTCTTTTGCTCGCATCTATTCTGCTCTTAATGAAACGCTCAGACGTGGTGGAGTCTACAAGAACGGAGCTGTTGTTTGTCATCTTGACTATACTCATCCCGATGCTATTGATTTCATCCGTGCCAGTCGTTCAGATCTTGCGTGGGTGAAGCGATGCCTCAATGTTGACAAGAACTTTCTTGATGTTGCTTCTCCAGAACTGGTAGCAGCTACCCTTGATGGAATCAAGAAGGGCGACCTCTGGCTTAACAAGATCCGCTACGACAGCAACGGAAAACGAATCTATGGAAATGTCTGCCTTGAGGTTTATCTTCCTAGTCGTGGCACTTGTCTTCTTCAGCACGTCAATCTCGGTGCTTGTGCGGTCGATGACCTAGTGCCAGCATTCGTGGAGGGGATGAGTTCCTTGATCAGTCTTCACGGTCAGACAGGTGTTGGAGAAACAGGAGAATATCTACCACCAGAAGTGGACCGCCAGGTAGGCTTAGGAATCTTGGGTTTGGCAAACTTCTTGGCATACTACAACGTATCCTACAAAGAGTTTGGAAAGGCCCTGGATGCTTACTTCACACGTCGTCTCACCGGCTCTAAAGCCGAAGTCCTTGTCAACGAGCTTGCAACTGCGATTGACACAGCAGCACAGCTGGCCCGTCAAGCTAAGATGGATCGGGCGTTTGCTATTGCCCCTACCGCTTCTTGTAGTTACAGCAACATTGATCTTCGGGGCTACACTACCGCTCCAGAGTTGGCTCCTCCTATTAGCCGTCACATTGATCGTGACTCGGGAACGTTTGGGGTTCAGTCGTATGATTATCCGCCCGATTGCGAGATTGCTTCGGAAGTAGGTTGGGATGACTACAAGCGGGTGGCAGATGGAATCGTCCGTCTGTTTACCAATACTCGTTTGTTCCATGGCTACTCCTTCAACAGCTGGAGTGATGTGGTCACCTATGACGAACAGTTCCTTGATAATTGGCTGACCTCGCCACAGACTTCCCTCTATTACGCTCTTCAGGTAATGCCTGACACCCAAGCCAAGGATGATGCCCTGGCTGCCCTGGATGATGACTTTAAGGAACTGTTCTCCTTTGAAGAAGAGGTGGATCCTGATTGTGGTTGTCCGAAAGTTAAACAGATTGATGAGCCCTGTATTCCCTGTGGAGAATGACTACTCTATCGCCGTATGATCAAGTAATTGCCCGGAAAAGACGTTGGACGCCGGTTGCTGTCCAAGCTGGTAAACTGGTTGAAGGGGCAGAAGAAGCGATCCGTCGTGCTCTCTGCCTCCGTCACCTGGAGCTGCCAGTGCGTGAGTTCCTTCAGCAAGGATTGGAAAAGGATCTTCCTAAGACCCCTGGTGTAAGGGAGGCCCTGCTTTCTAATCAGCTTGATGAAGAGCGTCACGATCAGGCCCTGAACTATGTTGTTGCTGCTCACGGAACCAATCCAAAGGCCGAAGCAGAATCACAGCACATCCTCAAGGCCTGGCTAGAAGCTCCAGAACACCCCATCCTAAAGGCCGCCATCCTTGAACGCAGTGTCTTCTTTGTCATCCTTCCCTTCTTCCGATTCAACGGAGACATCGGAATCCGTACCACAGCAGCAGACATCAGCAGAGACGAGCAAACTCACGTTGCCGTCCACTCAATGGTCTGCTCCGAGCTGGGCCTCAAGTCCACATCAAGCCTCAATCGATTACGCCGAGCGACTGTTGGATGGGTAGTGGATGCTTTGTCTTCTTCGGAAAACAAGTATCTGGATAAGGACTTCTGGTTGAAGCAGTCTGATTCCCTTTACGAACGAGGCAAGGCTCCTGGCCTTTCCGATACCAAGCGTGCTCGGATGCCAGCATTCTTTGAAGCCTCCAACACCGATCTTCCTCAGTATGGCTAGTCCGTTTTTGGATGAAGAGACCCTGCCTCTGACCCGTGTGGTTGGAGGTCAGGTTGATCTAATCAAGTTGATTGAGGAACTGGATCAGATGTATCCAGATGTCTATCCAGAACATACTCTTCCAGAAAAAACATTGGCCTTCCAAGCGGGGGCCATTTCCATCATCCGCTATCTCAAAGGAAAGACACAATCATGTGCCTAGGTGCCCCCTCCGTTCCCGCAATGCCGCCTCCGCCGAAGCCTCCTGCTCCACCGGAACCGGTTATCACCAGCAAGATTCCTACCCAGGTAGAGCCTGCTAAATCCATGAGGGCCTCTGCTCGTCAAGCAGCCCAAGGTCCTTCAGCTCTGCGTATTCCCCTCAGTACTGGTGGATCTACCCAGACTGGACTCAACATCGGTAAGTAACAATGGAAAGTCAAACTGCCGCTTCTAGGTATGCAAGACTATCTAGCGACAGGACGATCTTCCTTGATACTGCTAGAGACTGTGCTACCCTAAGCATTCCCCATTTGCTGACGCCCACGGGCTCAATGAATGGTCAAAAGCTACCAACTCCGTGGCAATCGATTGGAGCCAAGGGGGTCAATGTAATGGCCTCCAAGCTGATGCTCAGTCTCTTTCCAGTCAACACCACCTTCTTCAAGCTCCAGATCAACGATGGTAAGATAACCAACGATCCACAAATCGATGCCAAGGTCAGGTCAGAAATCGATCTGAGTCTGGCAAAGATGGAACGGGTGGTGATGCAATCCATTGCTGAATCCCAAGATCGGGTGATCCTTCATCAAGCCATGAAGCACCTGATTGTGACGGGCAATGCCCTGGTCTTTATGGGTTCCAAGGGTGTCAAGCTTTATCCTCTGGACCGCTTCGTTGTGGTTCGTGATGGAGAAGGCGAGCCGATTGAGATCATTACGGTTGAGTCCGTTGATCGTCAATTCCTTCCAAAGGAACTCCAAACTACCAACAATCGCAACATCAATGCTGTTGATGATACCAGTGGGACTGCTCCGATTGCGGACATTTCTGTTGGTGAAGGCGAGGCCGTTGTTTACACATGGGCCAAGCTGATCAACAACCAATGGATCTGGAAGCAAGAGGTTGATGGACAGATCGTTCCCAACAGCCTGAGCAAGGCTCCAAAGAATGTGACTCCTTGGCTTCCCCTTCGCTTCAACGTTGTTGATGGTGAGGACTACGGTCGTGGTCGCATCGAAGAGTTTCTTGGTGATCTCAAGTCCCTGGAAGCGTTGATGCAAGCCATGGTGGAGGGCAGTGCTGCTGCTGCAAAGGTGGTGTTCCTGGTCAGCCCTGCTGCCACAGTGAAGCCGTCTAACCTTGCTAAGGCAGGCAATGGTGCCATCATTCAAGGTCGTCCAGAGGATGTGTCGGTGGTCCAGGTCGGCAAGGCCCAGGACTTCAGCACCTCCTTCAACATGATCCAGAGTCTTACGCAGAGACTCTCAGAGGCCTTCCTGATTCTCACGGTCAGGCAGTCCGAACGTACAACCGCAGAGGAGATCAGGGCCACCCAGCAGGAGCTTAACGAGCAGCTTGGTGGTATCTATGGTAATCTGACGGTTGAACTGCTTCGTCCCTACCTCAATCGAAAGCTTGCGGTTCTTCAACGTTCTGGAGAAGTTCCTAAGCTTCCAAAGGGAATTGTGTTCCCAACGGTGATTGCTGGTCTGGAAGGAGTTGGTCGTGGTCAGGATCGGGAATCTCTCATGATGTTCCTCCAGACCATTTCTCAATCTCTTGGGCCTGAGGCCATGATGAAGTTCATCAATCCTGATGAGGCAGTCAAGCGTCTTGCTGCTGCTCAAGGCATTGACATTCTGAATCTGGTCAAGACCCAAGAACAACAGAATGCTGAGATGCAACAGATGCAACGTCAGCAGGCACTCCAGTCCTTGACGGATCAGGCCGGACAGTTTGCCGGTAGCCCGTTGATGGATCCCACAAAGAACCCTCAAGCATTAGATGGCATCACCCAGACGCTCCAAAACATTACAGGCGGTGGAGGAGGAATACTCCCAACAGGACAACAGCCTCCAGCTCAACCAGGAACAGGAGGAGTCCCTGGAGCTTAATCCAGAGGACTATGAGGTTCCTATTGAGCTGAGTACCCGTAACAAATACGCAGGCAAGCCCAAGGTTCGAGCAAACAAGTCTCGTCCTTTGGTGGGTAGCCATGGTCCTAAAGTTCACACCCCAACCTTTGGCGTCGTTCGCGGCGTCTACAACTGATGCAAGAAACCACTTTCGATTCAACTGACGATCTTGATGCAAAGGAGGCCCAACGGGCTGAAGAAGCTCGTCTCCTTGATGTTGGCGAAAAGCTAATCGAGCAAGAACAGGAACGTGAGCAGCGCAAGTATGACCAGGCCCGAGAGGATGCTGAGTCAGAGCTGCGCTATGCTGGTAAGTTCAAGTCTGCTGAGGATCTTGAGAAGGCCTACAAAGAGCTGGAAAAGAAACTCGGACAGAAGGAACCTGAGCCCGCTGAGGATGCTGAGGTAGAGGAAGAAGAAGCCTCTGAGCAGGAAGAGGAAGCCACAACCGAAGAGGAGCCGGAGATCTCGGAAGAGGCCCAGTTCCTCAAGGAGGCATCCGAGGAGTACTACTCCAACAACAACCAGCTCAAGCCTGAGACCCTTAAGCGGCTCAAGGAACTGCCCTCCGAAAAACTTGTGGAGGCGTATCTCAATAGCATTAAGGATGCTCCAGCAGCTCCTCCTCAGGTGCTTACGGATGCTGATGCCCAGTCCATCATCAATTCTGTTGGTGGCAACGAGGCATACAACCAAACCCTTGCTTGGGCAGCAGACAATCTTTCTCCTACCGAAGTTGCTGCGTATGACAACGTAGTCAACAGCGGAAACAAGGATGCGATCTTCTTTGCTGTTCAGGCACTTAACCAACGATACAAGGACTCCGTGGGCTTTGAAGGACAACAGGTCTCTGGAAAGAACGTCCGTAATTCCATCAAGGGATTCCGTTCTCAGGCCGAACTAGCTCAGGCCATTAGTGATCCGAGGTATCGCAACGATCCAGCATACCGTATGGATGTTGAAGATCGTCTGGCTGCTTCTGGAGATCTGCTCTGATCTAGTGCCCGCGTCCGTGGCTTTGTAACGGCGAATGTACACCGGATGGATTCCCGGTGGATGGTGAACCGTCCCGCTGCCTTTCGGCGCGGACAACCGAATAAAACACCCCCTAAGCCTATCCATTGGAAGCTCAAACCTGGGGGTCGCTAGGTCGATAGCCCAATGTAGAGGCAGCCAGGACAACTGGAACTCAGTGCTGGTGCAAATCCAGCTCGACCTTTTGAGGATGGGATAACCTCGTTAAAAACCCAGTTCGAACTGGAGTATTGGCCCTCTGCGGAGGATACCCAATACAACGGACGTATTACCCAAAAACTGAATACCTCAAATCCGGATAAAACTCAAGTACTTGAAAACGTGATAAACCTACTTTCTTAAAAGACAATGACTGCAACTCTTACTCAACTCGGTCAGTCTAACAAGGCCGGCGACACTAAAGCTCTGTTTCTGAAGCTCTTCACCGGTGAGGTGTATGAAGCATTCAGAAATGCTACCATTGCCAAGGGTCTGGTTCAGAACCGCACCCTCCGTAACGGCAAGGAAGCTCAATTCATCCACACCGGTCGCATTTCGGCTGGTTACCACACTCCTGGCACCGCCATCCTCGGTTCGGGTGATCCTCGTGTGGCTGAGACCACCATCGCAATGGACGACCTGCTGGTTGCCTCTGCGTTCGTTTATGACCTGAACGAGACCCTGGCCCAGTATGACATCCGCGGTCCTATCGCTCGTCAGATCGGTCAGAGCCTGGCTGAGTTCTATGATCGTCGGATCTTCCGCGTTCTGGATCGTGCTTCGGGACTGTCTGCTGCTGTGACCGGCGAGCCTGGTGGTTTCCGTGTGAACCTGGGTGCCAACAAGGAGTATGATGCTCAGGCCCTCGTGGACGGTTTCTTTGAAGCCGCTGCCCGCCTGGACGAGATCGCTGCTCCTAAGGATGGTCGTGTGGCCGTTCTGAGCCCCCGTCAGTACTACGCCCTGATCAGCCAGGTTGACACCAACATCCTGAACCGTGAGTACGGCAACACCCAGGGTAACCTGAACAGCGGCGAAGGTCTCTATGAGATCGCCGGCATCAAGATCTACAAGTCGAACAACATTCCGTTCCTCGGCAAGTATGGCTCGCCCAGCGGTGCCAACATTGATGCTGCTGCCGTTACCGGTGAGAACAACAACTACGGCATTGCTACCGACTTCACCAATGCCTGCGGCCTGATCTTCCATCGTGATGCTGCTGGTGTGGTTGAAGCCATCGGTCCTTCGGTTCAGACCACTGGTGCTGATACCAAGGTCATCTACCAGGGTGATGTGATCGTGGGCCGTCTGGCCTATGGTGCTGGCCCTGTCCGGGTGTCCTGTGCCGGTGCTTTCCGCAACGTTAACTGATAACTCCTAATTCGTAGAAAATTAGGAACAAGTTAGGAGGTTCTGGAAATGTCCGGGGCCTCCTTTTTTTATTATTATCTTTAGTCGTCCCTGACTCTCGTCCAATGACATTCGCAACCACGCAGCTTGAAGCTGTTAATCAAATGCTGACTGGCATCGGACAGGCTCCGGTGACTTCACTCGACACGTTCAATCCAGAGGTGGCCACGGCACTTAGCATCCTGGATGATGCCAACCGCTCTGTTCAAGGAGAAGGGTGGAACTTCAACACCGAATACAAGTACCCCTTCGTGTCTGATGCAAGCGGCATCATTGCTGTTCCGACAAACGTTCTTCAGATTGCGGACAACAAGATTGCTAACGTACAGAAATACCAGACCGTATTGCGGAATGGCCAGCTCTACGACAAGATTAAACACACCTTTACCTTTCCGGTCAACACCACGATCTATTGTGATGTGATCTGGGCCTTTGACTTTGAAGATCTTCCACAGGTGTTCAAGGACTACATCGTGATCAAGGCGACCCGCATCTTCTATGATCGAGTGGCTGGGGACATCGATGCTGTGAAGTTCCGGATCTTTGAATCAGATGAAGGCATGGCTCGTGCCAACTGTCTGTCCTACGATACCCAGACCTCCGAAGCCAACGTGTTTGGTATTGAAACAGGACAGAACTACTACATCTCCTACACTCCTTACCGGGCACTGGCACGCTGATGGCTACTATTTCTCAGAAAATTCCCAACCTGATTGGTGGGGTATCTCAGCAAGCAGATGCGTTTAAGTTGGCTGGTCAGCTAAGATCCTGTACCAACTACTTTCCAGACCCAGCCTTTGGTCTGATTAAGCGTCCTGGCTTGAAGGCCATTGGAGGACTGAGTGGAGCTGGAAGCGGGGCGGCGTGGTTCTTTGCCACCAGAGATGATCAAGAACGCTACATCATCCAGTTTGCTTCCAACGGTGTGCCAAAGATCTGGGATGCTGATTCTGGGGTAGCCAAGACCATCAACACTCCAGCAGCATCGGCAACCACCTACGCAACCTATACCAGCCCAACCGACCTGGAACTGCTCCAGATCAACGACTACTACTTTGTGTTGAACAAGAAGGTGGTCACCAAGATGGCCACTGGTAATGGTACTTCAAGTGCTGCCAAGGTTAACTACGCATTCGTCAACATTAACACTGTTGGCGGAGACATGAAGTATACCATTACTCTTAATGGTGTTGTTGACTCGTTCTTTACTACTGCATCTAACCATGGTGGGTTAAGTACCATCCTAACAGCATTAACATCAACAAACGATACTAACACCGAGAAGGGCATCAATAGAGCAGGAAGTGGATTTACAGCAACAGCAGTTGGTAATTCCATTTACATCACAAAGAATGATGGAGCTGCCTTTGACATCAAGGCAACTGGAGGACCATCAGGATCCGCGTTGGAGGCCTACAGAGATGAAGTTCCATCGATCACGGTTCTACCAAAGCAGTTTAGAAATGGCGCCATCCTAAAGGTTTCTGGAGACAAGACTGTCAATGGTGATGACTACTATGTGAAGTTCGTCACCAGCAATGGAGAAAACTATGGGGCAGGCGTTTGGAAGGAGACCATTGGTCCTAGTGTTCCCCTAAAGTTTGATGCCACAACAATGCCCCACGCACTTATCCGTGAGGCAAACGGCACCTTTACCTTTAGGAACCTGGATTCAACAGCGGTTACCCAAACAGCAACCATCACTGGTGTTCCTCAAACCATTGCCATTACCAACAACACCATTGGTCAGTATAAGATTGGAGAAAGCTTTGCGGTCTCTGGTGGAACAGGTAAGGACCTGCGCCTTGAGGTTACTTCTACCGATACTCGAACCGTCACCACCACTTCCACAAACGTTTCTACAACGGATTACGTTTCCAGGTATACCGTAGCTACTACAGTTTATACTGGTGGACGTGGAGGTGGAAGCTATATCAACTATTCCTACCGCTATGACTGGTATGTTGGTGGTGTGAAGGTTGCTGCCACTACCAACCTTAATGCCGTTGTCAGTGGAAATAGAACAATCACTCAAGTTGGTGCCTTCACTGCTCAGGTGGGAACCAACCCTACTAAGTCAGGCATTCAGATTGTTGATTCATTTCCAAATGCGGTCACCGGTGTTCGAATTGTCCGTGCTGGACAGGGCTACACCGCAAACGATGTGGTTACTTCCGATCGTGGAAGCACCTTCACCATCACAGCTGTTGGAAATGCAACCGGTACCGTAGACGAGATTGCCAATCAGTATTGGAACTCAAGGGTTGTTGGTGATCTGGAAACCAATCCCAATCCTACCTTTATTGGGTATCCGATCTCGGGCATCAACTTCTTTAAGAATCGTCTGATCTTCTTCAGCAACGACAACGTGATTTGCAGTCAGGCTGGAAGCTACTTTGACTTCTTTGCCAGCACCGTCATCACCATTGTTGATAGCGATCCGATTGACATCTCTTGTGGATCACAGAAGCCAGTTCAGCTGACTCATGCCCTTCAAGTTCCACGAGGATTGATGCTGTTTGCGGACAACGCTCAGTACATCCTAGAAACATCCACAGAGGCATTCAGTCCATCAACTGCTGAGATCAATCTGGTTTCTAAGTTCAGTCAGGATGCAACCATCTCTCCGTTGGATTCCGGCAACTCCTTCATGATTCTGGATCAAACGGTCAGGGCCGCCAGCATCAGGGAAATGTTGGTCACCGACTCTTCCACAAAGCCACAGACGGTTGAGATCACTAGAACCATTCCCTCGTACATTCCAGGAGATGTGATTTCCTTCAAGGGCAGCACCATTTCCAACACGTTGGCCATCTTGTCCCTACAAGAACGGAATGCTATTTACCTCTATCGGTGGCTCGTCAGTCAAGACAAGGCTCTGATGAACAGCTGGTTCAAGTGGATTCTTCCTGGAACCATCTCTTTGGTTGACTTTGACAATGAGCACATGTACGTTGTCACCAACCAACCAACCCCATTCCTGAGTAAGATCAATCTGGTCACGGAGTCCTCCAGCGGGGCGTTGCTCTATGATGGGACCTATGTGGATACCAGACTGGACTTGTACGATTACAATCCGGTGAAGGTATACTTGTCTGGAACTGATCAAACCAAGCTCTGCTTTAAGGAAGAGATTGAAAGCTTTACTGGAACTGCTGTTGCTGTTTCCTTGGATCCACAGAATCCAGGCCTGGTCAACAACCTTCCACTCCAGTTTGATGATGATTCACCTGCTGGTCAACGGTACTTTGTGTTGGTGGATGGAAACCAGACATCCCTTCCGTGGGCCCTTGGTGTAGGATATGAGGCAGAAGCAACCCTTCCTGCTCTCTACTACAAACCAAGCGAGAACGCCTCCGACACCCTTAATGTTCCTACCATCTATCGGATCGACATCAGCAGCTACAACTCTGGACCTTACAGCGTTAAGGTGAGTGCTGATGGAAGAGAAGACTACTTGGCAGAACTTCCACAAATCACAGCCAACCAATACCTGGCACAGACCCTACCAATGCTAAGGAATCCAACCAATACGATTCCTATCATGGCTAAGGCAGATCAGGTAGACATCACAATCAAAGCTGATTACCCCCTCCCAACCGCTATCACAAGCCTAACATGGCAAGGATCCTTCACAACCAGAGGAGTGCTGAGGCAGTAGAACTCATTCGCCCAGCCACCATTGAAGATGCCTTTTATGTAGCGGAACACCTACAAGAGGATGATAGAAAAGAGGTTGAGGGTCTTGGTCACATTCCGACCTTGGCCCTTACCCTTTCCATTCGTCATTCGGAAATAGCGGTCACCTTTATCAACCCAGAAGGTAACCTCTGCGGAATTGCGGGGGTATCCAGAACAGATGCCCATTGCGGAGCCATATGGATGCTAACCACGCACCATGTCCGTCCGTATCCAAAACTATTCGTAAAGGAAGCAAAAAGATGGGTCGATCAATTGACTTCCTATGATGTACTCCACAACGTGGCTGATCCACGAAACACACTTCACATGAAGCTGCTCCACATGCTTGGATTTAAGAAGCTCATGTATCGGACCGTGGGTCCCAACTGCTTAACCTATGTAGAATTTGCTAAACTAACAAAATGTGTACTGCCGCAATCGCAATCGCTGCCGTCAGCGCAGTTAGTTCTGGATTAACTTCCATTGCTTCGTATCAAGCACAGCAGCAACAGTATCAAGGAGAGATGGCGGCCTATCAGGCCTCTCAAGCGGCCTACAACCGTCAGATCCAATTGAATGCTGAGGCAGCCAACCGTGCCTATGTGGCCGATCAGATGCGTCTCAAAAATGAATACGACAAGGCAGCCGTGGATGCACAAAAGGTCATGGCCACTGCCCTTCAAACCCAAGGCAAGGTTCTGGCTTCTGGAAGGGTTGGTAAGTCCATTGGCTTGCTGGCTCAAGATGCTGAACGTACCTATGGCAAGGACATGGCTACCCTTGGCATGAACCTTGGCTATGCCAACCAGGATTATCTATTGAGGGGCCAAGAAACCTATCAACAGGCTCAAACTGCCAACGCCGCTGCGGCTGCCAATAGAATGATCAAACCCAGTGCTCCAAGTGCGCTTGGACTCGTGTCGGGTATTGGTGGGTCACTGATTGGAGGATTACAAACATATAATGAATTTGCTCCGCCAAACAAAAAAATCGGAAAAGGCTAACCAATGGCTAGTATTTATGAATCACAGGGGCCTCAGGTACAGCTTGGCGGTCCTACCGTTGGTGGGGAATTTGCTCCTGTTAGAGCTTATGATCCTAGCCAACAGATGCTGGAGGCAGTTGATCGAAGGGCACGTCTTCAAGAGCGTGATGTCCAAGAGTTGACTGCCTTCAGTTCCACCCTTAGTAAGTTTGTCCAACAACAAGGAGAGGAGTGGAAGAAAAGGCAAATTGCTAAGGGCTTCTCTGCCTTCCTCAATAAGCGTGGTCCTCAGGTCACACCTCAATACCAACAGGAACATAAAGAAGCGGAAACGCGTCTAAAGGAGGCAGCCCAGCGAGACAATCAATTAGCCAATGCGGCTGAAACGATTCCTGGAGCTGAGGGTGTCAGTGCGGGCATTCGCAACAACTCTCCTGCTCTAAAGGGTTGGGAAGCTTATGGCTACAGCATTGCTCAGGCACAGAATGCTCCGTTTTCTCTGGCAAACTACATCAACGATGCCAGAAATCGAAACGTAAAGATCTTTGATCCAGACAACAATACAGAGATCACCCTCAGTCCGCGTATGGGAAGGGCTCAAGCTGAAAGGGCCCTTGAACTACTTACGGAACAGTGGTCGATTGATACTGGCATTTCAAAGATCAATCCTCAGGTCTTGATGGAACATGCTGGCAACAACATTGCCATCACCAAGATTCGCTTGATGGAAGATTGGGGCAAAGAACTGGATGCTAATGCCAAGGCACAGCAGAAGGACGTTGCCTTTAAAGAAGGAGTGTCTATCCTTGGAGGTATCACAGATACTGGCACAGCACAGTCTGCTTCGATGTCCTTGGAAAAGGCTCTTGCGGCATATGGCTATCAAGAGATCAATGAGGAATTTCCAAAGATGCTTTCTGCGGCCTACAATGAAAAGGTAGCAGCAGGTGATCAGATTGGTGCAACTGCCCTTTTAACGAATCTTGGTGGTACCAAACATCCTTCAGGGGTTGGCACCTATCGGGAACGCTTCTTACCGACATTCCAAGAGCTTGAAGGTAAACTTCGGGACTTTGGAGCCGATCAAGAAAAGGCTCAGAAGGCAGAGCAGCTCGCATTGTTCATGCAAGAAGCTGAGAGATACAATGCTCTTCCAGCAGCTCAACGAGATGTAGCAATCAACGATCCAACAAATGGTCTTGCTACACGAATGCGTCTTGCTGGAATGTCGGAGGATGAAGTTAGAAATGCTCGTACAGGAGGCAGTACTTCATTTGAGATAGCCTTGCTGGCTGGCATTCGTAATGGTAGTATGTTGGTTGGTGCTAATAAAATCACCAAGTCAATTCTTGATACCTATCTGGCCAACGGCACCATCGATAAGAGTGTCTATGATCAAGCAGTAGCTAATCCAGCACTTGCTCAGCAGCAGACGGTTAATGATGTCTTCAAGGATGCCAAGGATCAGGCAGTAAATTTGATTCGTGCGTGGCAAACCAAATCATTTACCGGCTCTATTGTGCCATCAGAAGCTTCCAAGGCACAGGCTAAGGTGGTTGCAGAAGTAGCCATTGCTAAGGCCATGTCCAAATATCAGGGCACCATCCAGGCACAGGTAGATGCAAATCAACCCATAAATCTTGTTAAGGTTTCTCAAGATCTTGCAGCCCTAGCTCGCCAAGAATTGAGTGACACTAACTCCTCCTACTATTGGAATCCAGATACTCATTCTGCTCCAAACATTGAAAAGGCAACGGATAAAGCTCCGTCTCTTGTCCCTCCAACCTTTACTACAACCCTACCAAAGAACGTCATAGACGCAGTTACCAATCGAATCTCATCCACAGCGACTCCTGTTATTCCTCCAGACGCAGTTGACATTCCTGCCCAGATGATTGCTAATGAACAATTAGCGGTCAATCAAGGGGGCAAGATTTCAGATAGCATTGTGCGAATTGCCAAAGCTTCTGGATACAAGGACGTTAATCGGTACCTATCCGATCAAGCCACTAAAAACGGCATGACCTGGACACCGAACGCTGATCAACAAACATTCCTACGAAATGCAAAAGCAGTTTCTCCTAGCATCGCTGCTCGTCTTGCCGGTGAGCTTACACCTTCCGAACGACGCCGCCTTATCCAACAACTGGACACACTACGGCAGCAGCAGCAAACAAAGGCCTCGCTTCAAGTACAGTCGGCGCCTGGGGGAACCTTTGCTACATTCCAGAATGATTTGATTCAGAAGGAAGGGGGTGGTACTAATCCTTATGGACAGTACAACTTTGGGGTTGCCCGTACTGGTCCCGCCGATCCAAACCTTACCAATCTCAAGGTAAGAGATGTTGTTCGTGGTGACTACATGATCAATGGTCAGCGTGTTATTCACTTTGGAGCCTACCAATTCAATGCAAAAACTTTTGAAACTGTAGTCAAGAATGCTGGTATTCCTATGGATGCTCCATTCAATAAGGAAACCCAAGATCGTGCATTCCAGGCCGTGGTTATGAATGGTGCCTTACCCAATAGGAGCCGTCTTAATGACTACATGTCCGGCCGGGTTTCAGACACAGCAGCCAATCGTGCCGCTGCCATTCAGGACCTTCAGAATGAATGGACATCCATGAGGAAGCTGACTCCAGCAAAGCTTGGATCCTATCTTCAGAACATGAGGATGGAAAGGCAGCAAGGAGGAGTAGATCCGAACCTGATTAAGCTTCCTGCTCCACAGCGGACCGTTAGGATTGGTCAGATGCTTCTCAATATGGGTGCTAAGATTTGGCAACATCCAAACTTTGACATCAATAAAGGGTACATTGAACAGGGTGGTGGCAGGGTTGGTAGGCGAAACTATGCCTCCAAACATCACGTTGCCAGTGCTCTTGATCTTCCTCTTCAAAACAATAGCGTTACACAACTCGACAGGGTGTATGATTATCTGAAAAACAATGCTGCGGCATTGGGTGTCACCGAACTGTTCTGGGACCGTAAGGGTTATTACCAGAACGGTAAGTTGATTGGCGGGCCACGGTCCAATGCCATTCCTGGTCATGATGATCATCTCCACGTTGCATTCTAACTTGGGAACCAAAGGGACTTTCTTGCGGGGAGGTCCCTTCCCACAAACATTTACCATTCGCCCTTGCGGGGGGTTTCATTAAATGCCTAGCCTTACTGATTCGTGGGATTCTCAGTATTCATACCAAGACACCACATCAGTGTCTGCGCTGGATTCTGGGAAGACTAATTCTCAAATTGAAGAAGAAAATCGCAACAAGCAAACAAAGGCTGCGATTCAAAAATCTAGACAGATTAAAGAAAAGATCGCAACCGATAAAGCTGCGAAGCGAGCCAAGGGTCGTCCCAAAAGGAATCGGCAGACTTGGAATCCGGCTGAGGTTGCTGGAAAGGCCATCAGTGGAGCCGTATTGGCACCGTTTGAGGCTATCAGTGATGCAGCAGCCCCCATCGTTGCTGCGGGTGGTGAATTTGTTGACAAGAACATCTATGGCATCAAAGATGTCAAGCAACTAGAAAAGCGAAAGCAAGTAAGGCTTGGCAAGGAAAAATCAGACCTGGCTGTAAAGGTTGAGCAGACTCGCGGTGAAAGGCAGAAGCAACTGAAGCCCATCGCTGAAACCGCCAAGATGCTGCTTAAGGGTTCTGGCCCAGGCATCATTGAGGACTATGGTTCACGAGCCATCACTGCTGGTCAGGAGATCATTGCCCGCACAGGCGAGATGATTGGTGCCCCTGTGGCCCCTGAACAGGACCCTAGAAGCGATAGGTACATCAAGGCCCAGATCGACTTTGGACTCACTCCAGAGGATCCTATGATGGCCAAGGGGGCTGAACTCCTGAAGCTGATCAATGGTGCCAGGATGCTGAGAAGGATTACACCTGGAGATGTCAGCAAGAACAAGATGGCTAGCTTCACTCGTGATCGAGGGCTGGACTTCTTTGCTGGCTTTATCCACGCTGATACTTCTGATAAGGGTGGTCCTACCTTGCTTGCTAGGTTGGACGAAGCTCTTCCTGAAAACCTACGTCAGTTCGTCCCTTCTGCTGTTCTTGGCGATCCTGATTATGACAGTGAGGCTCGGTATCGAATCCTTGCTGGTCTTGAAGACATGGGTTTTGGTATCGTTGCTGATGCTCTTGGTTCTACCTTTAAGGCTATCGATGTATTCCGTAAGAAACTGCGTCCATTTGGCAAAGCAGTCACCGATGAAACCAGAGCAGAAGCCATTGACGCGTCTGTGAAGGTACTAAACAAGGAGCTGGACAATGCTACTTCTAAGGCTACCGTAAAGGAAACCGAAGAGGCCATTCGATGGGAAGATGCTGACCAGCTAACCCGCGATGAGGTTCTCAATAAGATTGATGACATCAAGCGTCGTCAATCCGATCCTTGGGAAGATGGTACTGAGCTTAAGAAGCAGTTGGATGCTGCCAACGATGAACTCAAGGACATCGACAACAACATTCTTCAACGTTCAGAAGGCCTACCCAGTGGAGGCAGCAGGACTCAAACCGCTGCTGACATTGGTAAGTTTGACATTCCTGAGGCTATCCTTCAGAACCGTGTTTGGATTACTGATGCGGCAACAAAAAATGCCAACATGACTGATGGTTGGCGGGCCAAGATCGATGAAGCTCTTTCGTATTACAAAGATAATATGGAGAGCCTGTACCGTAGGTTTAAGCCTTCGGAGGTCAAGCGGATTGTTACCGCAATCGATCAACAGGTCCTAGACAGCTATCAGTCCGTTCTGGATACCGCTAGATCGGCAGAAGAAGTCCAACAGTCACTGCTTGAGGCCTTCCGTAAGGAGGGGCAAACCTTTACTGGTGAGGTTGGTACTGAACAGATCAAAACCAAAGCCATCGTTGTCACCCAAGCAATGATGAGGCGTCTGTCTGAAAAGGCAGCCAACATTGGTGATGATTATCTGAGATCTGAAGGTGCTGGTCTTCCTGAGGGCAACCACTTTGATCGACTTGTGGATCAGGTGGCTGGTCTTGCCATGCTCCGCAAAGAGTCGTGGTCCCTTGAGGCTGGTCGTCGTCTTGCTGTTGGTAAGTCTTGGAAGGGCACTCTGGATGAACTGGCTGCTCGGGAAACCGAAGAAGGTGGCACTGTTCTCACCACAAAGCTGCTGCGTAAGTGGGCAGATCATGTGAAGTACCTGATGAGGACTGGAGATCCTGCTGCTCGTACAGAGGCTCGTCAGATGGCCCTTGCTATGGCGTTGTCTGGTGGAGATCCTGCTAAGACCATCTCCTTTGCTCAAACCGTGATTCGGTACGCAGGCAAGAAGGCCCTTGGAATGTTCTACAACAACATTCTGTCTGGACCAAAGACCATCATCAGGAACCTTTCTGGTGCTGCTTGTGTATCAGCCTACCATGATCGGCATTCGCGGCATTATGGAAGGCAACGATCGCCTTATTGGAGCTGCTGGAGAGGGCTATGCTGCCATCTTTAACTCAGTTCTTGAGGCGTCTCAGGTTGCTGGTCAAACCTTTAAGAGTGGTGTTCCGGCAGGCTGGAGCAGCGCAAACCTTGTATCAGAGGTAGAAATGAAGGCCATGATCGATGGTCTTGAGTTGGCTGCTACCAATGATACTCAACGCATGGTTGCTGGTCACATTCGATGGTTGGACTCCTTCCTGAGGTGGACAGAACTTCCCAAGCGTCTCATGATGTCTTCGGATGACTTCATCCGTACCATGGCAGTTCGACAGAAGATTGCTGAAGATGCCTTTATCTATGCTTCAGAGAAGGGCGCCAAGAACTTCGCTGAAACCATGGAACATGCCATGATCGCTATGGGTCGTGGTATTGACGTTAAGACCGGACAGATCACGGACAAGGCACTTCGTCAGTACGCTGATGAGGTTACCTTTACCAACGACCCCGGCACCTTTGCCAAGAAACTGGAAGAGTTGGTCAGCATTGAAGTCAAGGGACTTGCCCCTGGTAAGTACATCCTTCCCTTCATTCGGACCCCTGCCAACATCATGGGTTACCAGCTCGGATTCACGCCGTTGATTGGTAAGTTCATGTCTGGGTACCGTAAGGCCCTTCAGGCTGGAGATGAGCTTACTCTTGCTGAACTGCGTGGTAGGGAATCCGTTGGTTCTCTCCTGCTGTCCATTGGATACACCGCTGGTGCCAGTGGAACAGTGACTGGTAATGCTCCGTATGATCCGGCTGAACGTGAACGGTGGAGGCAACAAGGCATTCAAGCCCGTTCGGTTAAGGTTGGGGACAAGTGGGTCTCTTACTCTTGGTTCGAACCACTATCCAACTGGATTGCTGCTGCGGCTGATCTTGGTCACCTTTCTCGTTATGGTGACATTGAAGACTTCAACCAACTTGGTGCTGCTCTGACTTATGCCATTGCTGGAAGCTTTGTTGAGAAGAGTTATCTAACCAACTTGGATGGAATTTCTGTTATCCTGAATCCACAGGAATCGTGGTCTAAGCTTGTCGGTAACAATAAGGACATTCCTGGTAATCCAAATACATTTCTGGACACGGTATCTACTGCTGGTTTGAATTTTGTCAACACGCAGATCGTGCCTTGGACTGGAGCCAGAAAGGCCTGGGCCAATGCCAGCGACCCTTACTATCGTGAGTATGACAGTCTGTTCCAAAAGACTCTTGCTCAAATGTGGCCTGGAATCAGCAAGATGGCTCCTTATGAGCCGGACATCTTGACTGGTAAGCCTATGCTTCGATCCACAGGCGGTCCTTTTAACGCTAACGTTCCGTTTGAAACCCTTGATGAGAATCAAAGTCCTGTTGCTCAGAAGCTCCTTGAATTAAACATTTGGCATAAGAAGTACAGCGAACTCCAGCGAGCAACCACCGGTCAACTATATACCGGCAAGGAGCGAGCAGAGGTCAAACAACTTATTGCCGACATGGGATTGGAAAAGGCTTTGGCCCGGCACTTTGCTTCCAAAGAATTTAAGGCGGATGAAATGAAGTGGAAGGAGAGTTCTCTTACACCACAGGAACGTCTTGTCGAGCCCTACTACAAGCGTAGGACAGAGGAGATCTTTAATGAATACATCAATGCTGCTAAGCGACAGATGGAGTCAACCAATGAGGGCTTCATTGAACGCAAGAACAGGTTCCTCATGGAGCAGGGGCAGCAGCGAGGTGGTATTTATGATCTTGTCAAATACAGTCAACAGCAGTAATTTTCATTCCAAATAACCAATGGCTGTTACCGAAGCTTTTTATACGGGGAATGGTAGTACGGTTCTGTACTCTATTCCCTTTTCTTACATTGATGAAGCTGATGTTAAGGTCACTTTTGATGGGGTGGCTACGACAGCATTTGTCTTTGCTAATGCTAACACGATTCAATTCAATACTGCCCCAACTTTTGGGGTTCGGATTCGAATTTACCGTGAAACCTTTATAGATGTTGCTTCTTCCACATTCTATCCAGGCTCTTCAATTAAAGCGGATGACCTAAATGATAACTTCAATCAGACTTTGTTTGCTTCGCAAGAAGTAAGAAACAACACGTCTGGATTGGTTTCATTCTATCGTCTGCCTCAAAATAGACAGCTTTTCGCAACTACAACGGTTCAATCTCTTTTTGATAGAGCCACAACTCTTGAAAATGGAGCATTGTATTCGATTGAAGCATCTATTATACTCTCGCGTCCCCTATGGACTTATTCAGCTCACAACATTGAGTTTGGATATTCTGTCAACGATCAAAGACTTCAAGTTCGCTCTAAAATTGCACTAAGTGTTACTGATGGTGCGTTTGGGAATCTAGGTACGGAGTGGGAAAGTTTCTTGACTGGAACTAATTCTTTGACAGTTACCGGTCCAACAGTTGCTGGGTATGATGTCATATCCATTTCATGTTCAATGCAAGGAACAGTTGTTGGAAGAGGTCTGCCTGATTATCCCAGAATTAGATTTACTGCTACTCCTAGTGGACCTGGCGGGTATTATTACGTTTTGGCTGGGTCTTACATTAAAGTGACTCGTACAGAACCCAGGGTTGGAACCTGGATTGCTCTTTAATATACCCTTAGATAGATGGCCAAACCAAAGGGCTCAATGAATAAGGTCGTTCACGTTCCCGGCCCCCCGAAACGAACCAGACAGGGGCAGGGACAACGTTCCTTACCGAACCACGGACGTAAGCAGCTTCGTGGTCAAGGCAAATCCTAACCATTTTATCAACCATGATTACCTTCTTCGGTCTGAAGCTGTCCTATGAGGCAGCCGTCTTTTTTGGACTCTTCGTTGCTTCTGAGCTGATTGGTGTGAGCAAGTATCGCTCCAACAGTGTTGTTCAGCTTCTCCTCAAGGTTGTGGAGGCCGTCAAGCCCCATCGTACTGAGGATGACCAGATCAATCGCGTTAAGGACCTCTTTAAGTGACCCACATTCTGCTGCCAGTAGCTCAGTACTACCCTCAAACAGATAGTAATACGGCTCACGCAGACAGGATGTGCTTTTCTAGTACAATGGCGATGGGGGTCAAGTACCTCTGCCCCTCTGCCTTGTACGGACGCAACGCTGATGATCAGTATCTCCAGACTGTTCTTAAGTTTGGAGACACCACAAACTCACAGGCACAGATCAAAGCAGCAGCCCAATACAACGTCAAGGCCACGTTCTTTACCAATGGAAACGTCCAGAGCCTTTACGATCGGCTGTTTGCTGGCATTCCTGTGCCTGTGGGCTTTCTTCATCATGGACCAGCTTCTGCCCCACGAGGCGGTGGGCACTGGATTCTGTTGATTGGAGCCACCGACACCCACGGCATCTTTCATGACCCCTATGGGGAACTTGATAATGTCAATGGTGGGTATCCAAGGCGAGGGGTTGGAGGGAAGTCCGTTAGCTATTCCTGGAAGAACTGGACCAAACGCTGGGCGGTGGATGGTCCCAACACTGGATGGTTCATGGACCTACGACGAATCTAAGACCCCTGAGCAGCTTTTTCTCTCTCTCTTTTTTCTCTTTGTGGAGCATTCTTGTGACTGCAACAACCTATTCAATTCCAGTTGGTCGGTACTCAGCTGAGCAGGTTTCGGATGGCCTGAGCATTCCTGAGCACGACTACGTTAGCCTGTCCAACTACAGCGGGGCAAACCCTGGCACCATTGTCTTTAAGAATGGTGGTGCTTCTGGTCAAACCGTGGCCACCCTTACCCTTACCTATGATGGTAATGGGAACCTTCTTACTGTTACCAAGAGTTAAGGAATACCTACAATGGCATATAAATTCAACCCGTTTACGGGTAAACTAGAGGAGTACGGGCCGGTCCTTACGGGAACTGGTACGGTTTCTGCTGCTGCGGATGGCACCGCTGGGGCTCCTGGCATTGCGTTTGCAAATGACCTTAATACTGGCATCTACCGACCTGGCGCGGATCAGCTTGCGATCAGCACCGGCGGCACGGGTCGGTTGTTTGTTGACTCCGCAGGCCGCGTAGGGATTGGCGCTTCTCCAAGTACTGCGTTGCACGTCATCGCGGCAGATACCGAACTTCAAGTTCAATCCACAACAAGCACAAATGGATTTGTTCGCTTCCTGAATACGTCCGGCTCGATGTCAATCGGCATGAGCGGTGCTGCAACAAACACATTGTTAATCTACGACCGCACAAATAGTCAAAGTGTTTACCTCTACGATGGTGGAGCAAGCGGCTACCATGTTTGGTATCAAAATGGAACCGAACGCGCCCGCATCGACAGCTCGGGACGCCTGTTAGTTGGCACGTCTAGTG